TACTCCGAGATCATCCGCGGCGACCGCTACATGTCCGGCAAGTCCCCGTGGACGTACCTCGCGATGCCGATGGTGCTGGAGTTCGCCGAAGACCCCGAGGACTGGGTGACGCTGTGGCCCAAGAGCCACGCGCCGATGGACCGCAACGACGACACCGTGCCCGGACCGGACGGGATGTTCTCCGCGTGGGACGGCAAGCGCGCCGCCCACACCAGGGCGTCCAAGCCGCCCCGCACGTTCGAGCTGGTCTACCAGCAACGCGGCGTCACCGACGACGCCACCTTCCACCCGACCGCGGTGTGGGGCTCGGTCGACCGCCGGCGCAAGCCGGGGCCGCTGACCCCCGGAGCGTGGGGGCACCCGAAGACGGGTGCCGAGGGGATGCGGAAGTACGTCGCCGTGGACCCCGCCGGGACCGGCGAGGCGTTCATCCTCCACGCCTGCGTGGACCGGGCGACCAAGTTCCGGTGGATCACGAACGCCTGGATGGGCAACCACACGAACATCCAGTGGTACATGCAGAAGTTCGAGGAGATCTACACGACCTACGGGATCGACGAGATCGTGATCGAGCGCAACGGCTACGCCAACTGGCTGATCCACGACGAGCGGTTCGTCTCGTGGGCCCGCGAGCGGGGGATCGTCGTGGTCCCGCACTACACCGGGTCCAACAAGCAGGACGAAGACCTCGGCGTCACCTCGCTGACCACCCTGTTCGGCGGGCTGACCCGCCGCGGCGGGGACGGCCAGTTCGACCACGACAAGACCAACTGGGTGCAGATCCCCGACCCCGACCTCTCGCCGGGCGTCCGGGCGCTGATCGACCAGCTCCTGACGTGGCAGCCCGGCCGGTCCGGCGCGAAGCTCCGGATGGACGGCCCGATGTGCCTGTGGTTCCTCGAACTGCGGGCCCGGATCTACACACTCGGCGGCACGGACGGCCCTCCGGCCACGCACGCCCGCTCGCGGTTCATGACCCCGCGAGCCATCCGACGTCAGGGAGTTGTCCCCGTCGGCTTCTGAGCATGAAAGGACGCGCATGGACGTTAACGCCGTCGACCCCACCGTCGCGGAGCGCGTCAAGGCTCTGAGGCAGCGGTTCCTCACCCGCGACATCAAGGCCCAGACCGTCAAGCACGTCAAGGCCGGCAACTGGGAGAAGGTCGCGCCGGGCGCGTTCACGCAGGACTACCCCGCCCCGATGGTGGCGAACCGTATCGAGGTGATGAGCCGCGACGTCAGCGCGTCGCTGGCTCCGCTCCCGTCGATCAACTGCGCCGCATCCTCGGCGCTGTCGGAGACGGCCAAGCGGTTCGCCGAGAAGCGGTCCAAGATCGCCAACGCCTACGTCAAGGGCTCCCACCTGGAGGCGTACCAGACGGACGCCGCGTTCTCGTACAACGACTTCGGGATGCTCGTCTACTTCATCGAGCCCGACCTCGACGAGAAGATGCCCCGCATCCGGGTCAAGGACTCCTCCGCCGTGTACGCCGAGTGGGGTCCCGACGGCCGGACCGTCCGGGCGGCCGAGGCTTTCTGCCTCGCGCCCTCGCAGGTCATCAACCTGTTCCCCAGCGCCGAGAAGTGCCTGAAGGACGCGCACAAGATCGACGCGATGAAGGTCGAGGTGATCTGCTTCTCCGACAAGAAGCAGACCGTCTACTACCTGCCGGAGTGCGGCAACTACGTCCTGCTCCAGTACAAGGCCCCGATCCCCGATCGCTGCCAGTACGTCGCCGTGCTCCGCCCCGGCGCCACCAACGGCATCCCCCGCGGGGCGTACGACGACCTCGTCTACCCCCAGATCGCGGACCACGAGTTCCGGATGCTCGCGCTCGACGCCGCCTCCCAGTCGGTGCAGGGCCCGATCGCCGTCCCGCAGGACGTCACCGACGTGCCCTACGGGCCCGGCGCCATCGTCCGCTCCCAGTCCCCCGAGAAGATCCGCAAGGTCGGCATCGAGATCCCGCAGGCGGCGTTCGCCGCGGGCCAGTTGCTCCGCGAGGATCTGGCCGTCGGCGGCATGTCGCCGGAGGCCCGCACCGGGAACATCCAGGCGTCGGTCATCACCGGCAAGGGGATCGAAGCAGCCTCGGCTGGCTACAGCTCGCAGATCGCCAACGCCCAGATCATGATCGCGTGGGCACTGGAGCAGGCCATCGAGTGCTGCTTCCTGATGGACGAGCACCTCTGGGGCGACGTCACCAAAGAGGTGAAGGGCGTCGAACAGGGCGCCCCGTTCACGATGTCGTACAAGCCCTCGAAGGACATCAAGGGCGACCACACGGTCGAGATCTCCTACGGGTTCATGTCCGGCATGGCGCCGAACAACGCGCTGGTGTTCATCCTCCAGGCCCAGGCCGC